GTGAGCGTGAAACTCTTATCGCCTTCCGACACACTCGCGCCCGCCGTTTTCGCGGCCGTCTTGCCATAGGCCACGATGGGCTGATGGAATGCTGTTACCGTTGTCATGGCATCACCGCCTGAGCGCCGAGGCTGTATTGACCCTGCTGCTGCGCCTGTAGAACAGCGGACACGATTCGATTGGTGAGGGCTTGCTCATTCTCGCCGCCAGCCTGCGTTATCGCAAACGAGTTGGTTATATTCCCTCCTGCTTGAGGGCCAGAACCCGCTGGCGGTAATGGCCCCGGCTGTATAGGAGGCAATAACTGGGACTCAAGATGCACAACATCAGCCGCCAATCTTTCCATCCATCCAAGCCTTGAGACCCAGTTATTAAACGCATCGTACATAGCCCCACCTATTACACCGCCCATCTCCCGTCCCAATGTTCTGGCCGCCTCAAGGATTTGTGGTCCTCTTATTCTGAGTTCCTCTTCTACTCGCGTCGCAACCTTGGCAACCCAACCACTGATGTCAGCCAATTCATCATTCCAAAACTCAACGATCTCTCGGCCTATCGTCCGAAACATTTCTTTGATCTTCTCCGACAGGCTCTTAGAGCCAGCACCAAGTTTAATCATTGCGTCCTTAATCTCGATGATCTTATCGCGAAAGAGGACGAGCGGACGTGCTTTACCCGCTGGCTGAAGCCACAACAAAAAGGCACGGAGTTTGTCGTTTATTACGTCGAGACCTTTCTCTACTATTCCTTTGAGCGACGTCCCTAATCCCGAGAGGCTTGGCATCAAATCCGTCATAATCCGTGAACTAATCTGGGACAGAAAGGAGAAAAACGCGCCCAACTGCTTCCGCACATCTCCAGTAAATAAATCATCAAAAACTTGTTTTAGAACCTTCCCAAACTTTGTCATCCGCTCACGCAATGGCTCAATCTGAGCAGCGACTACTTCATTGACCTTCACGAGCGCGGCCTTGACCGTCTCGGCAAAGCCCCCGCCTTTGGCCCGAAAAATGTTTCCGATCAGCCCTTTCAGCCGATTCCATTGAAAGGAAATAGTGTCCGTCATTTGCGTAAAGGCCGTGTCCGTTGCGCCAGCAGCGCTACCGATTTCCTTTATTGCCTTCATAAACGACTGAGAACCCGACTTCGACGTAAGAGCAAGAATGGCGTTCAGTGCTTCAATCGACCCGAACAAGATGGACATCTGTCCAACATTCCCTTCCGTCGCCGCTGTCGCCTCACGAAGCAGCCCGGCAAGACCTTTACTTCTCACCGCCATGTCAGAAAACTCGAGCCCCAGGCGCTGGGCAAGTTCCTTCGCGTCTTTGCCTGGTTTCAGAATGTTCCCCAACGCTGCCTTCAAACCCGACACGCTCTCTCTCGTCGAGATACCTTGAGCCGTCAACGCAGCTAGCGCTGCAAACATTTCGTCAAGACTCACACCCGCCGCACTTGCCAAGGGAGCCACACGACCAACAGCGCTTGACAGTTCCTCAACTGTTGTCTTCCCCAGGCGCACCGTTGCGAATAGCCTATCGCTGACCTTCTCTGCATTAATGGAGGCCATGCCGTAAGCGTTGAGCGTGCTCGTCAGAACATCGACCGACCGAGAAATATCGGTCACGCCAGCGACGGCCAACTTTGCGGATTGCTCCATGAATCCGCCGAGGTCTGCGCGCTGTACGCCAGCCGACACGGCATCATAAGTGGCCTTCATGGCAGAGGGGATGTCCTGCCCGAACGTGCCGACAAGATTCATCGCTAAGTCTTGCAGCTCGCGTTCGACCACGGCCGTCTGTTTGCCCATGTCGCCAAACAGTGTGACGATTTCGCGGACACCCTTCTCAAGCTCCGCATACTTGACGACGGACACCGTGATGTCAGTGATTATCGCTGCCGACGCGACGGCCATAGCCTTCGCTGCTGTCTTCGCGACGCCACCAACAACACCCAGCGCCTTACTTGCCAAATTCTTCGATGCCGATAGGGTTTTGACCAGGGCGCTATTATCACCCCCGATATACCCAACGGCGTCAAATAGACGCATTTCGCCCATGAGAGACCCCCCCCGTCATGCCGATGAACTCGGCCGCGCTGATATTGCCGCCACGCGCTGTCCCGGATTTTGCCTGTGCCTGTTTCATGGCCTTGGCCTCCCGCTCGCGCATGTCCATCAGCGCTTGGCAAAAGTAAGCGATTCGCTCGTCGGGCCATAACCAAAGATCGACCGTTATCCCGGCCTGCGCCAGCGCGAGAACTATTGCGCCGATCCCACCAGACGGCCCAAGTTGGACAAAGGGCTCGCGACACGCGACACCGCCGAGGCCGCCGCGATAAGTTCCGGTTCCGAGGCTGTGTTCTTAATCATCTCGCGATCCAGGTGAGGCGCATAATCGAAGAACAACTCGATCAACTGGTCAACGGCATCGGCGCTCAGGGCCAACAGGCTCTCGTTTGACTGTGAACCCTTCTGGGCCTCAACTCGCATCGCATCCAAACCCTTGGCGAACTCGCGATGTTTCTTCCGCCAGCCTTTCGCTATCGCGTAGGGCAAGAGCGGGATGTCGTGTTCCACCCCAACCAGTGTCACCCGTATGGGCGCGCTGAGCGCCTTGTCGTCGTCGCTGCGGGCTGTTTTGTCTTCCTCTGATGCGGTCATGATTTGAATCCATTCCGGGCCTTCGAGCGGCCCTATGCGTCGTAACGGCCGATTTCTTCCCAGTCTGTGCCGTTCCATTTGATGTAGAGCCGGTCGTCCAGGCTTCCGCCGAAGAGCCAGTTCGCCTCGTCCATCAGGATCGGCACATCCCCGCCGCTCGCGGCATGGGTGATGGTGATTATGTAGCTCGTGGTGTACGGCGCGAGTACGATGATATCATTTGTGCTGTAGCCCGAGCCCACGATAGCCGTCAACACATCCGTCGTGCCGCTTTCTCCCTTGAGATAATGGAAATACTCTGTCGGCGTGATGCTGCCCGTCGCGATTGTTTTCGACAGGTCGGGGAACGTCCAGTAACAATCGGGGTTGCTGTCGTAGTCCTCCGTGTGGATTTCCAGCGGGATTTTCGAGAACCCGGTAGGCGACAGGTCAAACGAAAACGTACCCTTGTTCGACGCATACGGGATGTCGAGCTGTACCGTTTCCCCGGCGACGTTCTTGGCTTGCATCCGGAACGAAAACTGGGGCACAAGCATCGTGTCGTCTGAATCCCCGATATTGACGATGTTCGAGTCCTTCGTGATTCCGAGCGCCAACGCCATCAAGTCTTCATTGATCTGTGCGGCTGGGCAAGTCACGACAAGATCGCGAGTCGGCTGGATATGCCGCGTCGGGCTTTTCTTTCCGTGGACGCGGATAGGCCCCCAGTCGGGAACATCACATGAGCACGTCACAGTATCTTCTTCAAGGATATGACCTACCGGCGTTGTCGCCGCCGCGCCCGCCGTGCCCATGAAAAACGAGACACCCGACTGCATGATTTCACTTGAGTTTGCGGTCACCATTGTTTTACCCTCCTGCTGCTGTGGTTCTGTTGAGAATGAGTATCCGATATGTTGTGAGCACCCGGTGTAGCCCTCCGGCTGGTTTCGGGTCTCGTATGTATTGCCCGCTCGAAATGCGGCGAGCGCTTGAGATTCTGTAGGTCGAGCCTGATATCGTCACTTCGCCCGACGTGTTGTGCAACGTGCTTTCAAGCGCTATCAAGACGGCCCATGCCTGTTTCGGCGTCGGCCCCCAGCAAGAGAACTGGACCTCGATATGCTCAACCAAGGCGGGCGTATCCGGCCCCATGCCAGGGAGAATTTGAAATGACAGCGCGTCCTGGCGGGTCATGTCGCGCGGCAAACCGGGCGGGTTGTGGTACGTGCGGGCCACAATCTCTGTGTAAAGATCGGTGGCCGTCTGCCGGAGATAGGTCTGAAGGATCAGGGGCTGGTCGATGATGCTTGCACTCATAGCCCGGCCTCCCGCGCGAACGCCTTGCGGCGCTGCTTCGCCACTACGATTTCCAACTCGACGCGCTTTGCGTCTATGTAGCGCGCGGCGTTGCGCATCGCGTCTGCAAGTCCGCCACGGAGATAGTGGTCCCCGGCCATGTATTGCGTGCCGATTTCCGTCCATAGCCCGTAGCCGCTGGCAGTGGCAAGGGCGACGCGGTCAGGACGCACAGCCTGCCGGGGTGCGTTAGTGAATGGTCCGCGTTCCGATTTCGGCGAGCCCTGGTTCATCAATTTCCCAGTCGGCGGGACAACTACAATCGAGTCCCTGTTGTGGCCCGTCTCGAAATGCGCAGGCGGGCTGGCGCGCTCCCGAGCCTTGAGTTGAGCGTCAAGGGCAAGGTCAATCGCCAGATCAATCGGTAAGTCCTTTGCGGCCTTTTGCAAAGCCGTGAGGGGTGCGAAGTCGATTTTGAAGTTGCCCTTGATAGCCATCAGAACGTCAGCCTCCGGCGAGGGAGCAGCATCTGTTTATTGACCTTAATCGACTTCTCGAATGCCGCCGCCACAAGCGTAGCCTTGCTCGTGTCCTCTTCGTAACTCTCGGGCGACAGCATCACAGCACGGTAAGCATCAATCACCATTTGCGCGCAGACGTATTCGAGCGCCTTATCCCTCCACGTCCCCTGCGTTTCTTCCCCGCCGTACAGCGCGGACAGTTTCAATGCAGCGATGCAGTGGTGATGTTCGCTCTCGAAGTTGGTTGCCACCGCCGATGCTTCGCCAAAGGTCGGGTTCGTGATCGTGTATTGCGTGGCGTCCCCGTCCCATGCTACCGTTATGGCGCCCCAGAGATGATCTGTCGCCGTTGTGCCGTCGTCCACGGTACGCAGCTGCGTTTGAAACTCGGCCGCCGTATGGGCGCCCGTATCGCAATTCGCCAGCGTCAGCGTTATCTCTTGCACCGAGTCGCCGTTGAGCCCGACCCAGATGGTGTTTGTCGATAGCCCGGAAATGTTTTCCGTTGCCGACGCTGCTGAGACACTGTTTCCCTGGGAAAGGATTGGGAACTCGGGCAGGTTGCAGAACAACTTGACCTGACCTTTGGCCTTCTCTATCAGGGTGTTGACCCATGTCTCGTTATTCGTCGAGATATCCGGCGCGCTTTGAACGAGAGTGAGAATGTCAGCCGTGCCCATGATTCATCTCCCCCGTTTAGTCGCTGACCAGGTGCCCGAAGAATCCGCCGCTGAGTTTGTCCGACCCAACCGAGCCCTCGACAGTGATCTTGACCTGAGACTTGGCGGGGCACTTGATTCTGACCTCGAACTTCTCGCCGTTTTGGTATATCTGTTGATGGTCGTGCGCGCGAAATGTTTTCCCGTATTCGCGGACGCGCAGGGAGCATTCCCCGTCATCGGCTTTCGCAGCGGACACGTACCAGGATGTCAAATACAAAGTGGTGTCATCGGGAACCATGTAGGTGGCCTGCAACGTCTGGTTCGAGTAACTGCCCTCAACGCTTAGGAAACTCGCCTTGATAGCCGTCGCCGTTTGCGGAACCCCGGCAGTCACCGTGCATGTCGTGTAGGCGTAGACCGTTCCAGCAATGTCGCTCGTCCCGATATTGTACATGCGATGGACGTTCGACCATTTACCATCGACGGCCGTCTGCGTAGTTCCGTCGAGAGTCACGTCGGTACTGATCCAATCAAAGGAATCGTCCAGCCCTTCGAGGGTCAAGTCTTGCGTCGCCGTGGCACTCGTGGAACTCACGTAAATCTTGACGGACCAGAGACTGTTGTAGAGGTAGTCGTTGACGGTTCCGGTCGTGTCATACACAGCTATCTTGTCAGCGTCCATCGGAACCCCGGCAGTAACCGTGGTTGTCGTAAAAACGTAGGTGGGCGTACTGATGGTTGTGTCAGGCGTCACGCTGTCAACCCACGTCCACAACACGGCAGTTGCCGACGTGGATCCCGTATAAGCGGCATAGACCTGAGTTGCCGTCGTACCGTTGAGCTGTACCGTCGCCGTCTGGGCCGCGCCGTCCGCGTCCTCGCCAACGATTGTAAGCACCTGCTCACAGGTCGTGTCGTCAGTTGCAGAGACAAAGAGCGTCGCCGAAGTCGAGTCGGAAATGAAAGTGTATGTTCCGCCCTGTAGCCACACGTCCTCTGGATCAGCGCCAACGTCGCCATTGAACCCGAACTTGTCGAGCAGCTCGACACCATCCACTTTGCCCTGTTGTACCGCCAGGTCAAACGGATAGATTGGACCGGCAATATCGGCGCGATGATTCCGTTTCGGCGATTCCCCGTTGCCAGCGAACGCTACGCCACTGCCCAAGAGAAGGGCAACCGCAAGAATGATTCGTGTCGCTTTCATCGGTCTGGTCTCCTTTATGCTCCCAGGTAGTGCGAGGGGCGAACCAGCAATGTCATCGCCTTCGCCGAGTTCGGCGTGCCCGCGATGATGTAGGTCGAGTATGCGGCGCTAACCGTTCCGGCATCGGCTGCGTTGTCGAACCATGAGCAAATCACGTCACCCGTGGCGGCGATATTGCGGCCAATCCCGTAGGTTTTGGCGAAGCCGATGATCCAGCGATCAGACGATGTTGCAGTCCCGGTGACGGTCACCGCGGCGCTCGTGAGCGTGCAATAAGCGTTGAGGCATGTAGCCGTCCACGTCCCGCCCGAGTTGGCACCAGCCGCCGTTTCGCTGATATTGTCGCCGAACTGATCGACGCCTTTGATTAGAACCGAAACGCCCGACCAGTCGTCAGCGGCGGCATCGGTTACAACAATAACCGGCACAACCGGCCAGAGCGGACAATACGCTTTCGCAAAACTCGTGATGGTTGTCGTCTTGTTCTCACCCGCCGTCGGAGCAAGGCTCTCATAATACCAGTTCTCATCGGCCGCGAGACACTCCCAGTTCACCTGCACGAGCCCTTCGGCCTTCATGGTTTCCCGCAACTGAGTGTTGTGAATTGTCGGGTGTAGAGGCATTTGGAATGCCCTCCTCTATCGCAAGTAGTATGATGGGCGAATCAAGAACGTCATCGCCTTTGCGCCGTCGGGCGTGCCAGCGATGATGTAGGTCGAGTAGGCAGTGCTGATCGTGCCAGCATCAGCAGCACCGTCAAACTCCGAGCAGATCACGTCACCGTCCTCACCGATCTTGCGACCCAACCCATAGGTCAAAACATAGCCGATGGTATAGGAGTCGGACCCCGTGGTGGTCCCGGTGACAGTGATGGCAACGCTCGTGAGAGTTTGGTACGCGTTGAGGCACGTCGCCGTCCAGGTGCCCGAAGAGTTGGAGCCAGCGGCCGTTTCGCTAATGGCATCGCCGAACTGGTCAACGCCTTTCACGAGACAGGAAACCGCCGACCAGTCATCACCGGCGTCGTCGAGTACCACGATAACCGGCACGACGGGCCACAGCGGACAGTAATCTTTCGTAAAACTCGTGATGGTCGTGGTCTTACTCGCGCCAGCCGTCGGAGCGGCGGTCGTCTTGAAGTACTCGCCATCAGCCGCCAGGCACTCCCAGTTGACTTGCATCAGCCCTTCGGCCTTCATGGTCTCCCGCAACTGCGTATTGTGGATCGTTGGGTGAATCGGCATCTGAAATGCCCTCCTTTGGGAAATGACAGGAGGGGGGTATCAAGCCCCCACTCCTGAAAGAATGTTACGTGGTAGCAAGCCCCGAGACCATCCCGTGAAACATCACGTCGGTATAATCGACCGACGCGATGGAATACATTTGCTCCTTGACGCCTGCGCTGTCCCGCGCCAACGCTTCGACAAACACAGGGGGTTTGCCGGGAACGATGGCGAATGCCGGTTGCAGGTGCGTCATGTCCAGGAACGCGAGATCGTCGGCGGCCATCGCCGGGCTATAGATCAACTCGCAACTCCCCGCGACAGGAAGCAACAGGCGCGAAACCGAAACGCCGCCATCGGTTTGGCTTTGAATCGCGTTGCCATAGAGGTCGTTTAGCGCCATCAGTTGATAGGCGCCACAGGCCATGACCATATCGCCGAACTCCGCGCCAGCCGCAGCCATGCGAATGATCTCCGTTTGGATCAGCGTCCTGCTCAGCGCCACGTCGCCTGCCGATGTCTCGCTACCAGCTTCGATGCCCGTGATAACGCCATTCATTTTTCCATCCGTAGCCGCGTTGGTCCAGGCTGCACTCGACCCGCGCAATGCGCTGTACTCGTAGTCGGCCGCGAACTGTTTCAGGTGCGCCATGCGCTGCGTCGCCAGAGACGAGATGTTCGCCAGAGGCTCACCTGCAAGCGCCACGCCGGAGATGGTACTGTTGAGCGCCATGTCCGCGTAGGATTGCAGATACGTCTTGTCGAATATCTGCCCATAGTTGGTTTTCTGCGCACCCGTGTAACTGGTCGCCGCTACGCTCGCAATACTCGCGTTTTCCGTTACACCATCCTGGTCTCCCGCGTCACCTTCGAGCAGATTTCCCATGATAAAGTTTGACCCGGTGAATCTCTTGAAACCGCCCCCACCGAGTCCGGCGCGAGACATCACCGGCGATTTGCCGAAGGTCGCGCCAACGAAGAACAGTTCCCCAACGTATTCGAGCACGTCGGTGGTAGTGATTGGCTTTGTTTGAGAACCCATGATCTATTCCTTTTGCCAGTCGGTTATGTCGCTGGCGTTAATGTAGTTTGTGCTTTCAGGGCTATTGAGGTCGCCCAATCCCCTTTGGCCTCTGCGGCCTTGATTCGTGTAGCCAAATCGCCAGCCGCTTGAGGCGTTTGTCCCTTGGGTGGTACGTTTGTGCCGAGGCGTTCGTTGATACCCTTTTCGATTCCAGCGTCCACGAGTTTCTTGAACGTTTCCGCTGTCGCCTTGCGACCATCGAGGGTCGAAGTGTCGCGGTCGAATACCGGCGCAAACTCGTCGAGCCCCGCTTCGTTTAGCATCGTCGCCGTGTCTGCCTTCAGCACTGCCACCGCGTTCTCGGCCTTCATCGCGTCGAGTTCGGCTTGGCTTTTCTCGTGCAACTCCTTGAACTTACCTTCCTCGGCAAGTCTGGCGTCCGTCGCTTTTTTCTCGGCGGCCTCAAGGCGGACCTGTGCTTTTTCATCGGCCTTGCGCATTGCCGTGTCAGCCGCTGCCTGCGCTCGCCTGTCGCCCTCTTGATCGAGTTCGGCCTGCGTGTAAATCTTGTCAGTTCCGTCGCCCGTACCCGTTACCGGTTCCGGGGTTGGTTCCTGTTGGGTTGTCTTCTCCATGATTTATTTTCCCTTTCCTCGTTTCCCCATTAGGGGTTTTCTGGCTATTGGTTTCCTCGGTACCCCGGCATCAGCGGCAACCGTTGGGATAATCGTGAGCGGCTCTTGTGCTGACCAATCTCCACAAAAATCTGTTGACAACACAATCCGAGAATACTCCCCACGCTCGTTAGGCGGATGTCTATGGCAATCGCCGATGCTCCCGCCTTTTGCCCTCGGAACCGCGAACCTGCATTGTGAGCACTTGTTCATTGCGCGTACCCTCCATCTATCATTCGTTGCCGCAATTCATCGCGCGGCATTCGCCTGGCCTGTACAGTGCAACGACAGCGCGGATGCTGAGGCGGACGGCCTACGCCGCCAGGGAAAGATTCGTCTATCCCAACCCAGCCGGCGCCGCCATTCGAGAGACAAGCATCCGAAACCCGATCATCCCCGGCGTGTATCCATCGCTTTTCTTTTGCACCGAGCGCTTTCTCGGTCGATTCCTGCGCCGTTTGTGAGGCGCGTCTCATCTCTGTCTGTGCGATTACTTCCCCGCGGTCCTTGAGCAACTTTCGCGCTTTCGTGTCCAGCCTTCGTTCGATGTCGGCTGGGGAAAACCCAGCCTTGATCATGCTCTCTTCGTAGTTGAGCAAAGTGCTTATCCGCGCCGCATCGAGCCCGGCGTGGCGTCCCATGCGTGCGCCGATATCGTTAGCGATCAGGTCCGCACGGATTGCACGCCCGGTGCCAGGTACACCACGCTGCTCCCAAAGCCCGTTCGCCACGGTCTGCGCTATCCCGCGCCGCGTCGCATCTGATACCTGCGCCACAAGAGCAGCGGCTTCTCGGTGCGCGGCCGCAACCATCGCGGGCGGTACAGGGTGCGCCGCCGAAGTGAGCGCCACCCCGACCTCGTCCGCTATCTCCATCAGGGTCCGCGACAGCGACGCCGCGCCCGCCACGTCAAAGGCCGACTCGAAAAGTGCCACCATGCGAGGACTCGCCGGGTCGGTCAAATCGCCCAGCAAGAGATAGGCGGCCTCAACCAAGGATTCGGGAGCGCTCTCAGCCATCAGCGTTTCGCCCCCTTCATTGCTTTCTTCAGTTCGGCCAGCAACGCCTCGATCAGAGCCTCAATATCGGCCTTGCTCAGTTGCGGCGCGGACTCCAGGAGAACGTCGAAAAGCGCCGGTTCTAATTCTGTCTCAGCGAGCGTGATCAGTTCATCCGGGCTCTCGGATTGCTCAGCCATTTCGGCGGCGACAGCGTCAATCGGCGTCCCGGCTGTCTCTGTGGCATTTGTCCCGGCCTGCGATGCGCCGCCGCCACCAGTCTCCTCAATCTCCGCGTCCTTCGCGTCTATCGCCGCTCGCGGATCCTCTATCGACGGCACGAGCTTTGCCCGGTCGAGGCGCGAAAGGATGGGCTCCAACTGCTCAATCGAGTTCCAGATTTCCAACTCGTTCAGCGGTACCTCGAACGACACGGTGATTGCGTAATTGTCAACCAACACCACGCCGCCACGCTTCGACCACACGGTGTTGAGCAGAACAATTCGCCGATCGAGGCTTTCGCGGATATACTTGATCCGGTCGCCCGAGACTTCAATCATGGATTGGAACGCCAGCTTGAGCGCAATCCCGCTCGTAGCCCCGGTCGTGCCCACTATCTCGCGAAGGTCTGGGGCCTTTCCCGTCGTGTGAATATCTGACCGTGCCGTGTCGAGGGTAAACCGGGTTTTCTCTACTGGAAGATCGCGCGTCAGGAAATCGGCCTTCGAGTCGCTGGTCGCAAGCGGTAGCGTTTTCGTCTCGCGCACATTGTCCATCACCGACTTGCCATCGTCGTCCTTGGCAAACAGCGAGTGGGGATCAAGCCCGGTGATTAGCAAGATCGCGTCAATATCTGCTTCGTGGTCGTCGAAGTGCGCAGACAGTGCCGAGTTGTAGGCGTCCTGCAACGTGATGAAAGAGTCCGTTATCGCGGGCTGTCCGTCCGCGTTTATCATCCACCGATAGACCGGCACAATGCCGAACTCGTGGCTCTGCGACAGCGCCGGAATTTTCAGCAGCGTGTGGTCGTCGGCCTCTTCGTATTCCAGAATCTCGTCGGCATCATAGACCGTCCAGCGAATCTTGATGTCTTCCAGCAACTTCCCATCATAGAAAGAATCCTTTGCCAACTCGAACCGGCGCACCGCCGCGACCACAGTGCCGTATTCGTCCGTCACAAACGCCCACTCGTAGGGCGGGAAGTCCGTGAGGCCGATGCTCTTTGTCGCGGCATCATAGGACATCACCTCAACGCTGGTTCCGTACAGCAAGCAATTTCGGAAGTGCCGCCCGTCCGTCGCTGGCAGATCATTCGCTTGGGCAACCACGTCGTATTGCTCAACCGCCGCCGCGGCATCAGCCTTATCCTCGTCCGCAACCACGGAGAAGGGCCGCGTCGTCAAGAAGCCAACGTGCCGCCCAACGAGATCCTCGACCCAATTCATCACAATCTTGTAGTAGGATTGCCCGTCTTTACGCTTGCCGGTTTTGTTGAGAATCTCCTGCTGTCCGTTGTAGTAGTCCCGGCGCTTGATCTGTTCCCCATGCTTTGTCTCGGCACTGGCCCAGATGCTCCGTATCTGTTCGGACGAGAGTTTGTAGTCGGCATCGGTAGGCATAGAAAAGGCGGCGCGCTCTCGTAAAGAGAAACGCGCCGCTGAGAAATCCCGGTGGCGAAGTATGTGTGCCGAACACTCCTGACTGGGGGCACCACCTACACTTATAAGTGTTTAGCCCCGGCTCCCAGAAGATGATGCCACCCATCAGGAGCGTTCAACCCTGCTTTTCGGTTCCTTTGTCCGGGGAAGATCGAGAAACTCTTCGAGTGCCCCGAGTTCAATCAGGCGGGCCTGGCGAAGGCTCAGGAGCAAACACCGGACCCGATCTTTCTTATCCCGTACCACAGACGGCGAGGGAGTGCAAGACTTTTTTTCGGTCATTTCACATTTCCCTGAGCAAGAGCCAGCGAAAGGCCAAGACGCCACAGAAAGAGCCAAGGAGAAAGAACGCGAATGCTATCATGGTCTAGAATCCTTTCCCGAAACCACATGCATCACACTCCCATACCGGGCCGATATCTTCTCGCGTTTTACCCCACCAACCTCCTGGCACCAACTCGTGCCCGCATTTGGGGCACGGGCACCCCCCACTCAAGCCGTGCTCTGGCAGCACAGCCGTCAACACGGCCCGCTTTACGTCGGCAAGGTGTTTGCGCAGCATTCGGTTACGTTTGTTCATCTCGTCCCCTTTCAGAATCCTATCTTGTGCCGGTCAAACGTCGTTATCTGCCCGGCCCCTTCCATCGCCGCCGTGATCGCCCACACCAGCGCGTCCATCCGATCCGGCGAGTCCTGCCCCGGCTCCCACTCGCACATCTG